AATTCATAGAATCTGTTTCTCGTTTCACTTTTTGTAGTTAGATATAAATGTTCTGGATTTACGCAGTATGTGTTATTGCATGATTGATGAACTATTTTATTTTGTTCAATAGGTCCCTTATAAGCAATATATGCAAATCTATGAGCAGGAATTGATTTTCCATCATACGAAAACATGCCATAACCCTGTTTCGTTTTACTTGCGGCCCAAAACCAACAGTCATTTGTCATTATAATTTTTTTTTCAAACCTTATCTTTGCCTTCTCCATGTTTTATTTATATTAGACTAAATAAAAACATTTCTAAAATCAGCTAAAATATAAATATATTGAAAGCAATTTTTTAATAATTTAGGGAGAAATAATATGGCATTTCAAGTTAGTCCAGGCGTAGCCGTAGCAGAGATCGATTTAACCACTAGAGTACCCATTCCTTCTATTTCAGATGGTGCTATAGCAGGGAATTTAACATGGGGGCCCTTGGAGGTTGCTACATTAGTTACTTCAGAAGAAGAGATGGTTGCTGTGTTCGGAAAACCGAACGCCAATACATACAAAACATTTTTTAGTGCTACAAGTTTTTTGAGTTATTCAAACAAACTAAGAGTTGTTAGAGCGGCTAATACATCGGTTGCTAAAAATGCAGTAACTGGTGGTTCTGCAATTTTAATTCGTAATGATAAAGAATATCAAAATACATACGAATCTACAACAACTTCAGGAACAAGTTTTACAGCAAAATATCCAGGAGTACTCGGAAATTCAATGAAAATGTCCATTTGTGTTGCAGATAGAGCAAATACACAAGTTAACCAGACTGATGGTACTGTTTCACTTTCAGGTTCTACTGATTTGGGTCTTACAGGCACATGGTCCAATTCTGATGCTACAACTGGGCTTACAGGAGTTGATACAATAGCAGATGTGGAATTAAGAATCGGAGATGTAGTTGTTCATGGTGCTAATAGTGGAGTAGTAACTTCAATTACTTCTAATACTGTAATAACAATTTCACAAGCTACGGGCGGAACAGAAATTACAGGTATGGGAGATGATTTTGCTATGTCAGGTGCAACCCTTATAAGGAAAAAAAGGTCTGCTTTTGAAGAAGCCAGCACCAATATGCTGGGTTCACTTACTGTTGTAGCAGGAAGTTCAACAATTACGGGAACACATACTAACTTTACTCGACAAATACATGTGGGAGACATTCTTACATTCAAAGATGATTCTGCGGTTTTAAGCAGAAGAAGAGTGACGGCTATTGCAAGTTCAACATCATTGACTGTTGCAACTAAATTAGATAGAGCGGTAACCACACAGGCTGACTGGTCTAGAGAATGGGAATACAGAAATACTTTTGGCTCACGTCCTCCTCTTACAAGTCCACATGCTTATGAAAAAACTGGATCTAAAGATGTTGGAGATGAAATTCATGTCGTAATAGTAGATGAAGATGGTGAGATTTTAGGAGTAAAAGATTCTAGAGGAGGAACTAATCCAGAAAAGCAAGTCATTGATGCGTGGGAAGGATTGTCTGTAGCAAGCGGAGCGACAGGATCTACTGGTGAAATTATCTATTATAAAGAAGCAATAAATGATTCTTCCAGATATGTAAGATGGACGGACCATGATGCTATGGGAGATGCGCCTCTTGATGGTGGATCCACTAAAATTACTTATGATTGGGGAGCCACCCTTGATCAAGGAAATACTTCAGCTTATTTTGCTGGATCGTTTAGTGATTCAGGTGCAAATGGAATTATGACTGCTAGTTTTTCCTCAGGAGCCGATGGATATAGTGCTACAGCTTCAGATGAAATTAGTGCTTATAGTTATTTCAAAGATCCTGCAAAAATAGATGTTTCTTTATTAATTTCAGGCGAAGCATCAAATACTTTATGCACATATTTGATCAATGAAATTGCAGAGTCTAGAAAAGATTGTGTTGTATTTATTTCTCCTGAAGAAGCAGATGTTGTTAACAAAGAAGGATCTGAAATAACAAACGTGGTTGCTAGAAGAAATGCAATGCCAAGTACAAGTTATGCTGTTATGGATGGAAGTTACAAATACATATTTGACAGATACAATTCTATGTATAGGTGGATTCCAATGAATGCTGATGTTGCTGGAATCTGTGCCCAAGCAGATAATGTTAATCCCTATGTTTCACCTGCGGGATTTACAAGAGGAAATATAAAAGGTGCAGAATTTTTAGCATATGTCCCAAATAACGCAGAAAGAGATGATTTGTATACAAATGGAATTAATCCAATAGCATCATTTCCTGGAAAAGGCAAAGTTTTATTTGGCGATAAAACATTGTTAGCAAGACCATCATCTTTTGATAGAATTAATGTGCGTAGACTTTTTATTATTCTAGAAAAAGCCATAGCAAATGCCGCTGAAAATTTATTGTTTGAATTTAATGATGATTTTACACGATTAAATTTTGTTTCTATAGTTGAACCCTTTTTAAGAGATATTCAAGGACGAAGGGGAATAGAAGATTTTAAAGTAATCTGTGACGGCACAAATAATACACCTGTGGTTATAAATAGAAATGAGTTTAGAGGCGATATTTTTATCAAGCCCACTAAATCAATTAATTTCATTGGATTAAACTTTGTCGCAGTAGCTTCAGGAGTTGAATTTTCTGAAGTGGTTAACGCAATTTAAGGAGAAAATAAATGGCATTTAATATAACATCCTTCAGATCGGCAATGGCTTTCGATGGCTCTAGAGCCAATTTATTTGAGGTAACACTTACTAATGTAGAGGCTGGGGCGGCTTTCAATGGCACTGACTTGAAATTGTTTGCTAAAGGAACATCAATACCTGGCGCCACAATTGGAACAGTTATAGTTCCTTATTTTGGTAGAGAAATTAAGTTAGCTGGAAATAGAACTTTTCCAGAATGGACTATAACGGTTCTTAATGATGAGAATTTTACTATAAGATCACAATTTGAAAAGTGGATGGATGGTATAAATTCTCATGGAGGCAATACACGCGGAACTCAGGCTTCTGGAACACCATCACTCTCGTATACTTCAACAGGAACAGTTAACCAATTCAGTAAAGGTGGAGGCACGGCGACTGCAAGCTATTCATTTATAAATCTGTTTCCAACGGACCTTTCAGAAATTACCCTTGATTGGGGTGATAATGATACCATTGAAGAATATACTGTAACTTTTGCTTATGATTATTGGATCCGCACAGCAACCTCCGAAGGTATTGGAAAAGGGACAGGTGCAACAGCCATCCTCCAAGGCACATCAAGTACATAGTGATAATCTCAATTTTCTGATTTTGCGAGTGAATAAATATAAATTAGTATTGTATTATTTTATTTAACTCGCATTCAGGAAATATTATGCCTATTGAACTGTTCGGTTTTTCAATCGGAAAAAAAGAAAAGAAAAACATAAAAGCCCAAACCTTTGCTGAACCAGAATATGAAGACGGTTCATTAACTGTAGCATCTGGTGGTGCTTATGGAACATATGTCGATACAGAAGGAGCCATAAAAAGCGAATCTGAATTAATAAACAGATATCGTGATATGGGTCTTCAAGCAGAAGTAGAAAATGCTATTGATGATATTATTAATGAAGCAATTGTAGCCTCAAAAGAAAAACCCCTCGTAAGAATTAACGTAGATAATTTAAATGTTTCTGAGAGCATCAGAGACAAAATAAGACTAGAATTTAAAGCAATAAGTAGACTTCTAGACCTACAAAATTTAGGACATGATGTTTTTAAAAGATGGTATATTGATGGTAGAATTTATTATCACGTTATTGTTGATGAAAATAATCTGGAAAAAGGTATTCATGAATTAAGAGTATTAGATCCTAGAAAAATAAAGAAAATTCGAGAAAAGAAAAACGACAGACAGCCTGACGGTAAAACAAAAACCATCGTCACGGAATATTATGTTTATAATCAAAAAGGAATATATCAATCACAGGGGCAGACAATGGGTACTGCTTTTACAAGTGCCGCCGCTGGTTTAAAAATATCTCCTGATGCGATTGTATATACACATTCAGGACTAATGAATAGTACACGTTCATTAGTTTTATCCTACCTACACAAAGCAATCAAACCGTTAAATCAATTAAGAATGATTGAAGATTCTCTTGTAATTTATCGTATTTCACGAGCCCCAGAGAGAAGAATTTTTTATGTCGATGTTGGAAATTTACCTAAGTTAAAAGCAGAACAATACATGCGTGACTTAATGGCAAGATATAAAAATAAACTTGTATATGATGCTCAAACTGGTGAAGTCAGAGATGATAGAAAACATATGTCAATGCTTGAAGATTATTGGATGCCAAGAAGAGAAGGGGGCAGAGGAACAGAAATTACAACTTTGCCTGGTGGTGCAAATCTTGGAGATATTGAAGATGTATTATATTTTCAGAAAAAACTTTATAAATCATTAGGTGTTCCTATTTCAAGACTTGAATCAGAAGCAAATTATACGATTGGTCGTGCTACTGAAATTTCAAGAGATGAAGTTAAATTTACACGTTTTGTTAATAAACTTCAAAGCAGGTTTAGTTTAATGTTTGATGAAATGATGGAAAGACAATTAACCCTCAAGGGTATAATGTCTAAAGAAGATTGGAAAAATATTAAAAATGAAATATTTTATGAATTTGAAAACGATAGTCATTTTGCAGAAGTAAAACATCATGAACTTGTGCAAGATAGATTGAACATTTTAAGAGATATGCAAGATTATGCTGGAAAATATTGGTCTCATGAATATATTAGAAAGCATATTTTAATGATGACAGATGATGAAGTTAAAACTAATGATGAACAAATTCAAAAAGAAATAGATGATCCTAGATTTTCAGGAGAAGAAGACATGCAATTCAATTCTGCAGAAATAGATACAGATAATAAACAAGAGATCAATGAAGATATTGATAAAAAAATTGAAGAAAAATTTGAATTTGCGAAAAAAGAGAATGATATTAAAGATAAAGTAAATGATATTCTTTTTTCTGTTTTAGAAGATGATGAAAAATTTGTAGATTGATCCGCAGGTGGGTGCAGAGATATAAATGAAAGATGATCAAAAAGAGTCGAAAGACTTAGATTTAAGTAAGGTTCTAGCAACTTCTCTTGCTTATACTAAAAAACAATTAAAAAAGACTAAAGAAGAACTTGTTGAGGGTGTAAAAGAAATTTTAGATCCTGTTACTGGTGAAAAAGTCAAAGTTCTTGAGATTAAGGGTACTGAAGGATCCAGGGGCGAAAAGGGTGAAAAGGGCTCTGCAGGAGAAGCAGGCTCTAAAGGAGAAGCAGGAGAAGCAGGAAGAATTGGTCCACAGGGTGTTCTAGGTCCTCAGGGAGATTTAGGAGATACTGGTCCTATAGGTCCAAAAGGAGACCAGGGAGAGCCAGGTGATGATGCTGATGTAACTAAACTTGAAAAAGAATTAGATAATTTTAAAAAAGTTGTTAAGAAAGTTAGTAAAAAAGCTACCCAAACTGCACAAAGAGTAGCTGGAGGAAGTGGTTGGGGTGAATCTGGAGGTGGCGGAGGAGGAGATACTTCTTCGGGATCTGCGGGTTCATCTGGAGTTGATGGAACATTTTTAGGTACTCATGGAACTTCTGGAACATCTGGAGATACAGGAACATCTGGATCTGCTGGAAGTGCTGGTTCTGCAGGATCGTCTGGTTTAACTTATGCTTCTTCTGGCTCTGCTGGATCTGCTGGAAGTGCTGGTTCTGCAGGATCGTCTGGACAAGATGGTGGTTCTTGGATTCATACACAAAGCTCATCAGCATCCGTCTGGTTGATAAATCACAATTTAGGAGTTAGACCTTTAAACATTGAAATTGTTGATAGCAATTATAATGTAATTGTACCAGAATCTATTCAATTTACAAGTTCTAATGATGCAAAAATAGTTTTTGCTTCTGCAACTGCAGGTTGGGCATCATTAACTTTTGGAGAAGGTTCTTCTGGTACATCGGGAAGTTCTGGAACTGCTGGAACATCTGGTTTAACTTATGCTTCTTCTGGCTCTGCTGGAAGTGCTGGTTCTGCTGGAAGTTCTGGTTCTGCTGGAAGTTCTGGATCTGCTGGCTCTGCTGGCTCTGCAGGAAGTGCTGGTTCTGCTGGAAGTTCTGGATCTGCAGGATCAGCAGGAAGTTCTGGGTCTACAGGATCTTCTGGAAGCGCAGGATCATCTGGATTGGACGGAACTTCTGGTTCTTCTGGAAGCGCAGGATCATCTGGTTCTTCTGGAAGCGCAGGATCATCTGGAATTACTGGATCTGCTGGTTCTTCTGGAAGCGCAGGATCATCTGGATCTTCTGGAAGTGCTGGCTCTACTGGAAGTGCTGGATCTTCTGGCTCTGCTGGAAGTGCAGGAAGTTCTGGATTAGATGGAACTTCAGGAAGTTCTGGTACAGTTGGTACTTCAGGATCATCTGGACAAGATGGTGGTTTTGGTGGCGCTTCATTCGCATATCGTTATAATACAGATCAATCAACTAATGATCCAGGAACAGGTAAATTAGCATTTACATTAACTTCTGGTACTTTTACATACCCCAATACAGCTAATAGATTAAGAATAAGTGATACCGATCAAAATGGTACAACAATTGATTCTTTCTTGCAGACAATCGATGATTCTACAAATTCTCCAAAAGGTCATTTTAAAGTTTATGATAAATCAAATCCGGATGATTTTTTCATATATGCTATCAATTCATTCGATACTACAAATCCTTCATGGTAT